GTTTCGCCTGAGGCCATGAAAGAAAACCCTGACCGTCTGTTCTTAAGATAGCACATTCCGTAACAACGTACATCTGCTTTGCAAGCTTCCCAGAATATAAAGAATAATCTGTTTGACTCCCTAAAGTCTGCTGCCCCAACATCAATTTTGGACCACTGCAGGTACATGTAGTGAGTACCAGTAATATAAGAAGGCTTGTCTTTGTTAAAAAACCAAAAACCTTCTTCACGCCTTTTAAACTCTGTGTCAATATAGTCATACCATTTTTCTTTAAATTGTGAAGGGTATTCGTCCCAATCAAATACCGATTTTATCTTTGAAAGCTCTTTTGGGTATTCCGTGTGTTTCCACTTGTCTCCTTCAAATTTAATAACATCATCTTTCTTTGGCAATGCTATTTTTACTCCTTGTATTTCGTAAACCTCTCCTATCTGTCCGGTCTTACTGATTACAACTACGTCATGTTCTTCGTTATAACCGTACTCCCATTTCTTATACCTGTTTAACCTTTTTAATATCTTAGGTTTAATATAGTCTTTTAATACTGCTACTAAGGTTTGTTCGTACATTATCTAGATCTTCCTTCTGCAAAACCTTTAAAAGCTTTTTCTTCCTTAGCTTCTTTTGGGTTTTCATTTAATCTTTCATCCTCCTCTTCTATTCTAGCAAGTATTTCAAAAGCATCGAATATAGCTAATTTTTTAGTTGCGGCAGCATTTTTAAGTCTGTCAGCTGATAAATCATCTTCTGAGTCAACGATCTTTTCTTCTGCCACTTTGATTAACTCCTTAACTGCTTTTTGCCCAGCTAGGATTATATTCTTCTTGGTTTCTTTTGTGTTCATACTTAATTACAATATCATTAGATTTCATACAATAAACTCTTTGATCGTCTATTATAAAATCCCATTCACTGCCGGGTGTAAACCCTACTGTGTCCCCTGGATTGATATTAAGCGCTTTTAAAGAACTATTACCTATTTTTAGTATACCAATAAGGTCTTGCTCTTTTTGTGATCTTAAAGTGTCTTTGTTTTTTAAAGGCATTACAAAGCATCTGTCTCCAAATGATTTCCAATCCCCTGTATTTTTATACAAATATATTTGATCTGCCGAACAAAAGTGTAAGTCATCTTTAAAATGAGATCTACTTCTTTTCTTATTACCTCGGATATCATAAAAAACTCTAAATACATTATGATGTATTACTATGATATCGCCTTTTTTTATACTTGTTTTAAAAGCTTTTGGTGTTTCAACCACTATAGCTAAATTGTTTACAGACTTGAAGTCTTCAATTTTAGTGTTTAGTATTAATGTAACGTCGCCTAGCTTTACCTTGTTATCGTATCTATCGCCAATAGGTTTGACGATAAAATCGTATAGACTTCTCATTTAATATTCTAAATCATACTCAACGGATATTGCCATGTTAGAGTTAAACTTCTTCCATGGCATCACCTCATTTCCTTTCTTTATGTAAATACTGTAAGAATTAGATTGTGTGTCATGTAGTATGCAATCTATAGTATGTCCACCATAAACGTTTTGCCCTACTGAATAGTGCATAGCGTCATTCTTATAGTCAGAACCTATACTTATTTTTCTTACAACAGAACTCATTATTCCGCTATCTCAAGAGTTTTTGTTTCTTCTTGCTTAGCTTCTTCATAAGTACCATCAGCTAAGTTTACAGTGATGTCACCATACTCTTCTCTGATTTCAGCCTTAATACCATCTAATTCTTTTACAGCTTCAAAATGTGCTGCTAGGTATTCTGCTTTTCTTGCCTCTAAAAATCCTACTTCTGTAAGTATAGAGTTCATTTTTCCTGTTGCGTCTTTAATAGACTTTAATTGTTCATCTGTTAATTTTCCCATTTTATTTAATTTAATTGGTTACTGTTATTACTATTATTACTTGTTTTTAATCTTTTTACTTTTTAAATAAAGGCCCTAGCTTATCTACTATTTTTTCACCACTTCTACCAATTACATAACCCCCAATACCTATTTCTAATAGCTGCCAAAATTCAGGCTCTAAAACAGGTGTTACAAGTCTTGTAGACAGCTGTGATATGAATTTAGTATATATAATTATAAAACCAAATGAAAGCATTAGTATTGGTCTCCAACTTCTTTGTAGCCAATTACCTTTAGCTTCTGCTACGATAATTTCTGTCTGCATTTTCTGAAGCTCTAATTGAGCATCTTGTAATACTTTAAATATTTTATTTCTAGCATTTAGCCTTTCTTCTTCGCTGGTAAATAAGCTATCAACTACATCACCGACTTGTTTAAACACTTTAGTACTGAAAAATTCTAATATCTTTTTCATTAGTCAACTGGTTTTCCTGGAGTATACCCAAAAGATCCTGTATCTGTTCTAACAGTGTAAGAACCTAGTTTACCTTTTCTTTTTGTAACTACTGATTTTGGATATTTTGCTTTAACAGTTTCAAACTGCTCATCAAATCCTTTAACGTCTTTTGCTGGTTTTGGTTTTTTTTCAGCTGGTTTTTTAGGATCTTCTTCTATGTGAAGAGGAGATATAAATCTTTTTATTTTAAACGCCATTGTTATTTTGCTTTTCTATATGCCTCAGCTTCCCAAGGTAGGTTTTTAGCTCCTTCTTTCATTTGAGCCCTTGAATATTTTTTACCTTTCCAGTATACATTGTTATCATCATAATCTAAATCACCGCGCTTCATTTGATCTATGTGTACTTTTTCGTGGTTTATAACACTGTTTAATTTAGCAGGTGACAGGTTATTGTTTATAACAATAGTACCATTATTATTAGCTTTTCCTAAAACGCCGTCTTCCATATCTACGCTATAAATAGGTGTGTTATCTATAGCGTATGGAGGATTTTGTAATTTAAAAGCCATTAACTTACTTTTTACAGTGCTTAGACATCCAAGAACCTTTCATAGCTAATGGAGATTTACCTAATTGAGACCCATATCCTTTATTAAGGTTTTTAATAGCAGATCCTTTTTCCGCAACAGGATTGTCTTTAATTAAGTTTTTCTTTTCTTGCTTGTTGTATGAATTCATAATTATTTACTTTTTAGATTTATTTTTTTGACAAAAATTACTTGCAGCGCCTACACTACCAAACCCCCATTTTTTTAAAGCCATTGCTTTTTTAGTAGGTTCTCCTTTTGAATCTTTCATAGCCCCTTTCATTCCCGCAAACCTGCAGGCAAATGAAACCCTACGAGGACTAGTTCCTTTTGTTAAACGTTTACCCATACCAGGGTTTTCTTTTCGCATCTTACGATTTGATTTTTCGTAAGCGGCTTCCTTTATATTTAAAGGGGATTGTTTGTATGCCATATCTTATTCTTTTAATTTAACCCACTTAGATAATGTATATCCTATTGTCACTAGCAATAAAAGTATTTTTAAATACACTTCTATATTAGTCATTGTCACTGCCATGGTGGCTAGATTTATAACGTATAATTTCACATCCTGAGATAACATACTGTTATTATTTAGCTCGCTGCGTGATAGGCCCTTTTATAGAGCTGCATCCGCAGTGTGCTTTAGAGATTTCCATTCCTTTGCGTCCTGAGCTAGAACCTTTACCTTGTGGCAATGAATCTAAATCTAATGGTCCGTCCCATATAGCGTTCTGACCTGATGCTTTGTTTTTAATGTTATCCATATCTTTATTTTTTAAATTTATTTTTTTTCAGGTTTAATCCATCCTTGAGCTATCCCAATATCCTTTTGAGTTATTTTACCGTCTCCAGATAAATCCTCCATATATAAAGGTGTTATTTCTCTTTGAGGCATGCTCTTAGCTCTTTGATCTGGTGTTCCAAATACATACTGAGCGTTTGCAGCTTGATTTGGATTAAATACAGGTTTAGCATTACCCATTTCATTTGAAGGTACAGGTACTCCTGGATTTTGTAGTATTGGTTTAGCCAATAAGTTTTCATCTTGTTTTATCATTGTTGACGTTTTTTATAGATACACTTAATACTTTATCTGTATAAGTATTTCCTTTCATTATTCTGTTTCTACTACTCGTAGGTATATCATCTTGACCTAGCATAATCCTATAAATTCTATTTATAAGTTGCTTGCCTTTAAATGATACTTTATATATATGATACTTTTGAGTAGTTCTATTTCTTTTTCGCCAAACAGAGATCCAGTCTTCCTTCAATAACTTATTCCATCTTCTATTATTCCAACTGTATGAAAACGTACCTGTTTTAAAATCTTGCTTAGTAAACATGTCTAAACAATCTAAATAAATTAATAACTCTAGATCAGCATCGTTTAAGTCATTATTTCTACATGCCCATTTTCGTATGATTCTGTAGTGTTTTAATAACCCTAACTTTTTAACATCACTAGCATCTATTCTCATAAAACTACAACTATATCTTGCATTTTTATAACTTGATACGGATCACCTTCTATTTCTATTGTGTGACCAGCGTGTCTATCGTAGTAAATTAAATCACCTTCATTTAGACCTGCTTTGGCTGCTTCTTCTCCAGGAGATATTACAGATGCTTTAATGTATCGTATATCTTCCCTTTGTTTTTCGGCAAGAAGTAAACCGCCTTTAGTAGCGGCCACTCCTTCTTTTTGTTTCTTTATTATTAAGTTTCTACCTATCGCCTTCATTTGCTCTTAAATTATTAATTACACAATCAGTTGATAATATTGTAGTAGCTACAGATGCAGCATTTCTTAATGCACTTTTGGTTACCATTAACGGATCAATTATACCGTGTTTAACCATATCTACAGGTTCTCCTGTTATTGCATTCAAACCAACACCTTTATCTTGTGGTTCGGACGCTGTGATACCTGCGTTTTCTAATATTGTAAAGTAAGGGGCTTTTATAGCTCTTAATAAAACTTCTTCACCTAATCCTTTACTTTTAATATATGTTGAAGCATTTAATAATGCAACGCCTCCACCTGGTACAATACCTTCTTTTACAGCTGCTTTTGTTGCACAGATAGCATCTTCAACTCTATCAGTTTTTTCTTTTAACTCTACTTCAGAGTTTGCACCAACTTTAACCACCGCAATTTTAGCGGTTAACATGGATAATCTTTTTTCAAGCTTTATAACCTCCCAACTTTTTAGCGTGTTATTTGTAAGCTTTTCTTTTATGCTACGTATTACATCCTTTATCTTTTCGGATGCCTCAGAGACCGTTATAACAGTGTCCTCGTG